CCGAGTCCAGGATGCTGATCTGGACCGGGCCGCCCAGGCGCGCGTTCTGCAGCGGCTTCCACAGTCCGTCGGCGTCGCGGTACTGCACCCAGGCACGCTGGGGGAACCGGGCCAGGGAGAACGCGATGCGGTTAACCGGCCGGGAGGAGGACAGGGCGAACTCGAAGACCTCCCGCACCGGGTCGCCGTTCTCCCGGGGTGCGCTGGACCAGAACCGCTCCGTGTTGCCTGCCGCTTGCCGCTTGGCTGACAGGCGCAGCGCGTCCTTGAGTGAGTCAAGGGGCATGCCGTCCACGGTCAAGGGCGCCAGCGTCGGAATGCCGAAGTCCCCTGACGCCGACCCGGTGCCGGTGACGGGCTGGGCAACCCGGCCCTTCCACGCCGAGCCGACGGCCTTGCCTGGCACATCCAGGCCGTTGAGTGCGGTCTGGACTGCAGTCATGTAGGAGTAGAAGTCCGACGTGCGCGGTCCGCTGTCCCGCCCGACCCGGGTGAAGTCCTCGAAGAAGGACTGCCGCAGAGCTGTGGTCAGCTCCATCTGCACGCCCATGAGGCGGGCGCCCTTGTTGCAGATGTTCGCCGGGTCGCTGCCGTTGATCTCCTCGCCGCCCGGCGAGACGGCGAAGCCCGCGTCGGTCAGGGCGTCCTGGATCCGCTGGCCGATCTCCGTGTCCAGGCCGCCGACGTAGGTGATCGGGTCGGTGCCGGAGGCGCCGTGCCAGGAGATGACGTAGTCGGCGGCGGCCACCAGGTCCAGGGCCTGCGGCTCGTCGAAATTCGTCGAGGTGATGTGCAGGTCGCTGTTCCCCGAGGCCAGCATGCCGTCGAAGCTGTAGAACCGGCTGGCCGACCCGGCCAGGTAGTCGGCGATCTCCGTGGTACCCAGCTCGATGCCGCCACCGTGGATGGCGATGTGCGCCAGCCGGGAGCCGGGCGGCGTACGGACCAGAATGCGGTAGTCCACACCGATCTGCCGCGCGGCTGCCAGCGCAGCGTAGTTCGGGTACAGGTCAGCCACCGGTCCTCCTCAGCTCACCCCTTGAGGGCGGCTGAGGAGGTGCGGACAGGGTCAGTCGACAGTCAGGACGGTGCGGCGGTCGCCCGAGTACGGGTTGGCGACGAGCACGCCGTCGCCTCCGGCGCGCGCCGCGTGGCTCAGCAGCGGGTCCAGCGCGCCGAGGGAGGCCCGGTAGATGGTCGAGGTACCGTCCCTCCAGACAACCGTCTGGTCGACCGAGTCAAGGTCGGCGTCCGGGACCGGTCCAGGTGTGGTGAAGTCGGCCGGGTCGTCGGGGCTGACCGCGTAGGACCGGCAGGCCGGGACCTGTTGGCCGTACGACCACTCGTCCCCGAGCCGGGTGGTCAGGGGTGGCCGGGGCAGGACCCGGGGTGAACTCGGGTCAACCCCGTTCTGCTGCTGGATCGCCGACAGCGGGTACGGGTTGGTGCTGGTCGGCACCTGACTCGGAGTGACCTGTGGGACGATCTCCCAGTTCTCGCTGTCCGAGCGCACCCCGGCGATGCCCCGCGCCACCAGGGCCGACGTACCCTGCGTGTCGACCGTGAGAAGCATGTGCGCAGGCTTGATCCGCTCAAGGACGCGCACCAGAGCCGACTCGTCGCTGGCCTGCTGCGCCCGGCCCTCCGGCGTCGTCGGGTAGTCACGGTTGACCCGCACCAGGACCTCGGAGCGGGTCAGGGAGCCAGAGCGGCCGTAGAACGGCGTGCCCTCCAACGCGCCCCAGATCTCGCCCTCGTAGTCGATCCAGTGACCGGCCTCCATCCACGCCCAGGTGTGCGCGGCTTCGTCCGTGTCTCCGGCTGCGTCGAGCAGCGCCCAGGACTCGTAGATGTCGACCTCGACGCCGGTGATGGCCTCGGCCGCCGCCTGCAGGCCCGGCACGGTGCCACCCATCGCAATGGCCTTGGCCAGCGCGGTCATCCGGTCTCGGAAGGAAGCGTCGGCGGCCTCGATCGAGTCCCACTCGGCGGCCGTGGCGGTCGCCGTCTCCATGGGGTTGATCGGGAGGACCTCGGTGTCGTTCCGGGTCGCGTTGAAGATCGCCCCATAGAACCGGTCGAGATCGAAAAACCTCGCCCCCGAGGTGGACAGGCTCTGCATCTGGGCCACCAGCAGCCGCTTACGGAGCTGGCCGACACCGGAGTCGCCGAGGAGGGCCTGCATCAGCCGGACCAGGTGGCTGGTGGGCCGGAGGTCGTAGACCTCCTCGGGGAAGTGGCGCAGCTGCTCAGTGACGGCCGTGTCGGCCACGAGCATGCCGGTGCCGCTGGCCAGCTGAGTGGACTGCGGCACCGTGACGTCGGCCTGCAGCGGGATCAGGCCGCCCGGGATGACGGCGCTCCCGAAGGTGCCGTCGCCCTGGTGGAGGAAGTCGTCTGCCATCACAGCACCCCGAAGGAGTTGCGGGCGAGGGTCTTGAAGACCACGCCGCCGAGCACGGGCAGTTCGTCGTCGCGGAAGTAGATGTCCTTCGCCCGGCCGGTCGCCGCATCGACATAAGAGGACAGAGCGGATGAGTTCGGTGCCGAGCCGGGTGCGATCTGCTGCACGCCCACGATCGACGCGTTCGGGTTGGCCGAGGTGTACCCGGTCACGTCCGCGCCGTTGAGCAGGCGGCAGTTGTCCACGCCGGGCACCTGGTGGATGACCGCGAGGACGTCGCTGATCTGCACGTTCGAGTTGAAGTCCATCCGGTTCAGGTAGTCACTCAAGGCCGACCGGATGGCGTCCTGGACCGAGTCAACCGACCCGGTGGACGACGCCGTGTACATCACACCCAGCGAGAACCTCAGCCAGCGCTGCTTGGCCTGGTGCACCTTGGCGTCGATGCCAGTCAACCTCCACCGGTTGACCGCGTCCTGCACTGAGGACGGCACCTCGTTGTAGGTGTAGTCGCCGTTGCCGCCCACGGAGACCGGCGAGTTGTCGGCGGGCAGGTAGGTGCGGTGCCACTCCAGGCCGAACCGCGACGTCGGCGTCCAGCCGTCCACCGTGTCCTCATGGACGATCGTGTAGGCGTACGTCACCCCGTTGGCCACAGTGCCCAGCGCGTTCGTCTTCGTCGCCAGGCCGTACGTCGTCCCCGCCACCGACAGCGTGGACGGCACGGTTACGATCGGCCCGAACGGCAGCGGCACGAAGACGTTGCTGGCCTCCGGCCGGGTCTGGTCCGAGCGCAGCCACGCGCCGGTGTACAGGTCCAGCGTCGAGACCGTCTGGAACTTCTTCGACTGCCTGAACACCAGAGACGTCTGCGCCGACTGCGCCCGGGTGCCGCCGACGAAGACGTCCACCCGGTTCGTGATGTTGTTCGCCGGATCGTTCCGACTGACTACCGGCAGGTACTGGTACTCCACCGTGATCAGCTCACCGGCCGCCGGGAACGACGCCGACAGCTTGGCGATCTGGGGCGGATTCGAGGGGACCCAGGTGTAGTCGTAGTCCTTGATCAGAGGCGTGCCGTCGGACTTTGCCACCTGCACCGGCGAGGAGTAGATGTAGCGGGCGTCCGAGATCTGGCAGACCGTGTTGCCACTGACGGGCACCTGCAGAATCTCCGCCCGCGTCCGCGAGGATCCGACCACGGACACCGCGTAGCAGTCGACATCGTCCAGAGCAACGCCCCGGTACATCTGCTCCGTACCGGCCAGCGACCGGAACACCGTGGACTTCCAGCGGGTCCGCAGCTCCGAGTCGGTCTCTCGCGACATGCCGCCGGTCAGGGCCGCCGTGTTCGTGACGGTGTTGACGCCCTGGATCGGGGAGGTGATCTGGGTGGCCATCCCGGCGCCCAGGTTGCCCTCGGGCCCGGCCGTCACGGCCTGGACCGGCACCGTGACCGACAAGGCACCCGGCATCAGCGTGCCACCGACCACCGTGGTGACCACGATCGAGGAGTCCGTCGAAGATGCGATCTCCGTGCCGACCGGGATGAACACCGTCGGCGTCAGGTCGCCGGTGCGGGAGAAGGTCACCGTGCCGACCGCACGCCGGGCGGCAATCCTGGCGATGCCGAACAGCTGGCAAAAACTGTCCAGGTCGGCGTCGGTCTTGCTGTCGATGTCGTAGGCGTACGACAGCAGGTGGTTCTCCACGTATGCGTCGGCCAGCGACGCGGCCACCGCGTCCAGGATCTTCCGCGCCGGGGTGCCGATGGACGTGTCCAGCTCCGGGTCGGAGACCAACAGCGCATCCCGCATCTGCGAGACGATGTCGTCCCTGGAAACACCCATGCGGCGCCCTCCTTCTCGTCACCCCTTGAGGCCGAGCAGGAGGGGCCGCACAGCAAAAGTGAGACCCAGTGGGTCTCACTCTCAGGTGCTCACCGTCCGAAGCACCCGGACGATGCCGCCGGACTGCGTCTTCAACGCGATGGTCACCTTGATCGTGTCGTACTGGATGTCCGTGCTGATGGACTGCACCGACTGCACCACGTCCTGGAAGCTGAACCGGCTCCGGGACCCAGCCAGGGCGTCGGCCGCGATTTGGGCCTGCTGGCTGTCCACGTACTGCTGCACCACCCGGACCACCTCGGACCGCACCAACAGCTCCAGCTCCGGCGTCAACGGCTCGCCAATGTGCGCGGCCAGCACCGACCCGAACTCCGGGTGGTAGGTGTCCTGGCCGTACGGCTCAACGAGTGCGAGCGCCAGGTCCTGCCGGATCCGGGCCGCGCCGGTGAGCGTGCGGTAGCCGCCGTCTCCGAGCGCGAGATCCCCGCCTATGAGTGCCAGCGTTTTCATGAGCCCACCTCCTCAGCCTTTGGTGCGGCTACACGGTGCCGGAACACGACCCAATACGTCTGAATGCGGGCCGATCATGCGGCAAGATGGTGCCCGACAATCCCGCCTAGGAACTGAGAGCGCATGTCCAACTGGAGACACAAGCCGAACGACGAGAAGGCACTTCTCCGCCTGATGGCCCCCATCAACGCCATCGTGAGGTGGGTCAAGACCCGCAGAGGCTTCGTCATCGGGGTCGGCATCCTGAAGGGCGGCACCGGTAAGAGCACGTCCGTGCTCTACCTGGCCCTGTACTTCGCCCGAGTGCTGAACCTCAAGGTCGCGGTGGTGGACACCGACGATAACTCGCAATCCCTCTCTCGTTGGGTCGCCACCCACGAGGCGCTGGGAGACAAGATCCCCTTCGACCTGATCGTGCACCCCACCAAGGGCGCGGACGCCATCCCGCTGAAGAAGCGCCTGAAGCCGCTGAAGTCTCAGTACGACGTCATCATCGTCGACCTCGGCGGAGGCGACAAGGAGACCTTCATCGACCTGTGCGCGGAGGGGCGCCTGCTGCTCATGCCGAGCGCGCCGTCCGGGTGGGAGACCGATCGCATCCAGGCCACGCTGCAGACTGCTTCCCGCGCGGCGGTCCTCAACCCCGAGGGCCTCAGCGTCTACAACTTCTTCGTGAAGTGCAACTTCACCACCACCCTTCCCGAGGAAGAACGGGAGGCGATGGCGGA